CGAGATATAAAAGAGTATTGTTAGTAGGAGGAGAAGAAAGGAAGTATATGGAGGGTTTGGAATGGGTGTTAAAATATTATACGAAAGGGTGTGAAGATGAAAGATGGAGATATAGATCAGATTATGCGCCATTGATAAAGGAAATAGTGAAAAAGATGGATGAAAGGGGTGAATTATCAATAAAATCAAAATCATATAAAGGGAAGACGCAATTGGCGTATGTATTGCCATATGAGAACTTATATTTATTGGGTGAAGATGAGAAAAGAATAAAGGAAAAATATAAAGACTTGTATCCGTTAGAGTACGAATTTAAATGGGCATTCTGTCGATACTTCTGGGAAGCCCATCCAATATTACCAGAAATAAAAGAAGAAGTATTAGACGAAATGGAAGAAATGTTTTCTACATAAAATATCTTAGACCTTTTCACATTTAAAATCCGATTTATTTAGTGAATCATCAAAAAATTGTCATACACTTATTTGAAGAAAACCGCACCTTTCTATGTAAAATGAAAGAAAACTTTTCTGATTTCAAACGCGATTTACGAAATGAACAAATAATTTTTATTGTATTTTCTTGTTTCATATGGGGTAATTAATATTTTCTTGGTGCCATCCTAAACCGAATCAATGGGGTCGTAAAACGATTTAGCATAATTTTATCAAAAACAAAAGACAATAAAGGAGGTAGAGGTAGGTCTAGAATAAAACGATAAAATCTTGTCGATATATATGGAAATTACTGTATAATAAATGACCACCATTTTTATAGATTTTTCAAGATTTCCTCAGTAAATATGTATGCTGGTTCTCGACGAATACAAGAGATAAGTGAATTCTCATGACTACCTCTACCCCAGGTTACTTCCCACTCTATCGTCCACCCATGGTGTTTGTCAGCCGCTTTCTCAAACCATTCCAATGAAACTTTCAAATTATAACGAATCATAGTACCATGACGACTTTCTTTGGTATTTGTAAAAATCTCTTTTTTATTGTAAAGATATTTTATATGGTTGATATACTCGTCAGATGAGCATGTCATCAAACGATATATAACAAGTCTTTTTCTACGTTCATTCATAGTCGGTTCGTTTTCATTGAATCCAAGTTTAAATACTTTATAGCCATCATTTGAATGAATTGTACCAGTGTATTTCAATATACGGAAAACAATTTCTTCCGGAAGATTTCTTATTACATTTTTATTTTTTATGAACAACTCTTGGCGTTTTTTAGCATTGGCTACGACCAACTCTTGGAGTTTTTTAGCATTGACTACGTTTTTAAGTGCTGCTCTAGCTACTCTTGTATCTTTTTTTCTACGTTTCGCTATTTTTTCTTTAACAGGTATAGGAGCTCCTTCATTTGAACGTTTTGAGGTAAATCGATTTCGATTTCGATTTCGAGTCATTGTATATAAAATATTATTTTAGAATAATAATATTTCAATTTTACAATGTTTGAAATAGTAATTGTTATAAAATACTTAGCTTTGAATCTTGACGTGTTTTGTAGAGGAATGTCCGTATTTATATTTTTTTCTCGATTTATTTGCAAGAATAAACGCCTTCTTTTTATGATTACATCCTTTTTTGATTATATCATAATCCACTGCTGCGGATTTTCCAGAAGCCGAAGTAGTAGTCAAAAGACAATGTCAACAAGAAGCAAATCGCCGAAAGGTGGTAAAAGAAAAACAAAACGTAGGTTACAGAAAAGGAAATAAAATATAAAATGAGAGAACATTACCAAGTTCTCAAAAGGAGATAAGAAAGAGGTTCAACAATCAGCATCCTACTCATTTCTCGATGGTATTATATTTGTGTATATTAAATAAATATAAGTAGAAGTAAATGAATGAGTATATGAATATAGAGGACAAGTGGAGGACTAATAAAAGAGTATCTATTAGAGAACCATCGAGTAAAAATAATATGAAAAAATAAACACATTGACTCGATACACAATAACCATCTAGCACCATATAATAACCGATAGATAAGCAAATGACCCATTTCTCGATTACCTTATATGATGTTGTCAAAAGAAGTATATCAATCGGGTTATATCAATCGGGTTATATCAAAAGGGTATAGTGAGAGGGTATAGTGAGAGGGTATAGTGAAAGGGTATAATGAGAGGGTATAGTGAGAGGGTATAGTGAGAGGGTATAGTGAGAGGGTATAGTGAAAGGGTATAGTGAAAGGGTATAGTGAGAGGGTATATCACAAGGTTCTCAAAAGAAGTATATCAACGAGGGTATAGTGTGAGGGTATATCACAAGGTTCTCAAAAGAAGTATATCAACGAGGGTATAATGTGAGGATATATCACAAGGTTCTCAAAATAAGTATATCAACGAGGGTATAATGTGAGGATATATCACAAGGTTCTCAAAATAAGTATATCAACGAGGGTATAGTGAAAGGGTATAGTGAGAGGGTATATCACAAGGTTCTCAAAAGAAGTATATCAACGGAGCCGTATCATCAGGGTATCGCGAGGGCATATCGCAAGTGTATATCGCAAGTGTATATCGCAAGTGTATATCGCAAGGGCATATCGCAAGGGTATATCGCAAGGGCATATCATCAGGCGCATATGAACAAGACTATATCACAAGGTTCTCAAAAGAAGTACATCAACGAGGGTATATCGTCAGGGTATATCGTCAGGGTATCGCGAAAGCCATTTCAAAACATCACCCGACCGTCAGCATCCCACTCATTTCTCAACTACCATATTCCATCACCATAACCATACTTACTCATATATCTGTTACATCATTAATACACCCATTAAAAGAGGCCATTCCGGAGGAGTGACGGGGTCATAACAAGGACTATACAGTGAATATATAGTGAATATACAGTGAATATAATGTAAATGTTCTCAAAAAAATAAACAAAAGACTAAAATAAAAATGAAACAACAAAATACCAAAATATTATTATATGATTGTTTGATGTATATGATTGTTTGATGTATATGATTGTTTGATGTATATGATTATTAAATCGGTATATATGATTGTTTGATGTATATGATTATTAAATCGATATATATGATTGTTTGATGTATATGTTCTCAAAAAAATAAACAAAAGACTAAAATAAAAATGAAACAACAAAATACCAAATGATAAAATGTTATTATATGATTGTTTGATATATATGGTATATGATTATTAAATCGGTATATATGATTGTTTGATGTAAATGTTCTCAAAAAAATAAACAAAGGACTAAATAATAACCAAACAACCAAACAACAAGTCATTTGTATTTGATGGAACATTGTATGTTTATTTCGAATGTCAATGTTCTCAAAAATAAATATAATCCTATAATATTTATTGCAATGAGAACCGAAGTATAATTCAATAAATATAATTTATACAATATTATATTTATATAGACAAGACTAGATTTCCACAAGTTATATATGAACAACAACAAACAAATATATACACTATTGAATTCAAACTTTTGAATAAACTCTGGCATAGTAAAAATAAAATATAAATATTACAACATTTATTATCAATTTTGTATGGTAATATAATGTCAAATTTATAATGTTCTCAAAAAACAAATAAAAAGAAACAACAACAACATCAAAAAAACATTTCGTAACAATGACAACATATTTTATTATATAAACAATCTATCAATCTTAATACTTATAAAGAGTTCTCATTAACCCAATAAAAAACCCCACCAAATGGAGTTTTTATTTTTTATATTTTTCATTTTTTATTCGCTTGTATTTTTATTTTATCTGTACCAAAATATCTATCTACCAAGCACTCTTGTCAATATAATCGGAATCATCAACACCGCAATCAAACCAGCGCCGTTGAATGCGGTCAGACACAAATTTCTCAGCAAGCAGGCGTTTTTCATAAGACCTCTCGAAGTCAGACTCTAATACCGATTGAAGCTTTGGCGAAATCTTGAAAGACAAATTTTGTAGAGGAGCAGAAGCAGCAGAAGCAGCAGTAATAGAAGCAATAGGAACCGGCTTCAAAAGCATTGCAGCAAATGAAATGCCATTAGGAGCGCGAGATTCGATTTCTTTTTCAACAGATAGATTAGGACCAATCGTCGGAATAGGCTCATCAGACAATTTACGACGTTTCTTAAGAACAACAACATCATCATCGTTGTCAAAACAAGACAATACCGCAAACCGATTATTAGACACGGCAGCAGTAGCAACAGTAGCAACAACAGTATCAGGCTTACGACAAGGATACGAAGACCGTTCTGGTGGGCGTTTAGAAACACCTTCATCTTTCAGTTTCATTTTACAGTGGTCTGTAAAATGACCCGTCTTGTTACACCGCTGACAAACAGCCGCCAAAATAATCGGACAAACGACGACGCCATCTGGACCAGGCTTAGATTTTGTATAATGACTTTCATATTCACTTGCTGGTTTTCCGGCTTTATGACAGACACCACAGAATTTTACTTGAGAGCTAGAGCAGTTCATTTTGCGAGAGTTCATTTCAATAATACCAATAACAAACTAGTAAAAAAGGCAATCAATTTTATGAATAAATAAAACCCCAAAAACCCAAAAAAACCCAAAAACCCAAAAAAACCCAAAAACCCCTATAGAGAATCATTAATGTCTTTTAGCCCAGATGCACCAGAATAAATATCTATTATCCGAGCAACAACAGGACTGCGCTGAATATCAACAGACTCCAATTCTACAAATTGAATCAATGACTGTTCATCAGATGTTCTCATTTTTTGAATGAAATCCCAAAGACCATTTACACCAGATCGATCACTCTGTTTTAAATCCCCCGTAATAACCATTTTCGAATCTTCGCCAATACGCGTAAGCATCATAATCATTTGATTAGGAGAACTATTCTGCATTTCATCGGCAATAATAAATGATCGTTTAAATGTTCTCCCGCGCATGTAAGCAAGAGGCGAAATTTCAATCACCCCCGTTTGAACCATAGTTTGTATTTGATTCGCCGAATAAAATTCCCCTAAAATATCAAAAATCGGTCTAGTCCAAGGATCCATTTTTTGAACGATAGACCCAGGTAAAAACCCAAGCTGTTCTTCATCAACAGAAATCAATGGTCGAGTAATAATTATTTTATCAACCGCTCCAGATTTTAAAGCACCCACAGCAGCATGACAAGCAAATAGAGTTTTACCAGTTCCAGCAGGACCCACTGCGCCAACAATAGATACACTCGAATTAGTCAAATGTTCAACATATTTGAATTGATTTACAGTGCGTGGTTGGTATTTATTCAAATTTGGAATGGCGATTTTCAAATTATGATTATTTTTCATTTTCATAGAAATATCCTTGCATGTATGAAAACCTATACCAAGTCCAAGACCTATCCTAGAGGAAAGCCCTAACACAGAAGAAACACCTAAACTACACATTACGAATAATACCGACCATTTCATTATATACATTATAATATAAAATATAAGATAAGATAAAATTGACCTTAATGAAATAAGTATATCATATCATATTATAACATAACATAGCATACCATATCAAATGATGAACAACAATCAAATACCAATGAACAATCAAATACCAATGAACAATCAAATACCAATAAACAATCAAATACCAATAAATAATCAAATAATATATTATAATAATGAACCACCATTATTCGCTAGACAAAATAACAGAGTAAAAAAGAACAGATTATTTATAGAAGTAGAATATTTGGAAAGTCAATATGAAGAAGTGAATATGAGACTAGTTCGTAACAAAGAAACGGTAATCGAAGTGAAAAACCCAGTTGAAGAAAGACAAACAACACAAGCAACTCAACTACCAAAAGAAGTCAAATTCGTTATTTCAAAAGATTATCCATTCAAACCCCCAGAGATATTTATAAGAGAACAGAATTATTTATGTAGAATACATAATTGTCATCTTCCAAGAATAAAAAGACTCATATCAGACGAAGTTACAATAAAAAAGAATAGAAATATAAATAGAAATACAAATATAAGACATTGTTTATCATGTACAAGTTTAGTATCTAACTGGCTACCAACGTATCAGATGAAACATATAATAGACGAAATAGAAAAAAGCAATCAATTGAAGCAAAGAGTCTCAATAGAAATAGGACTAGAAGAAATATTCAATAAATACTGCACAATACCGAAAGAAATAATATATTTTATAAGAACCTTTTTATGATTATAATTATGATTATGATTACAATCAAAAAAACGACGCAAAACAAATCAATCGTCGATTAGAATCAGAAGCAGAACCAGAAGCAGAAGCAGAACCAGAACCACCAGAACCACCAGAACCAACTAAAACACGAGAACCATTCATCATTTTAGTAACACCTTTATCGATGGTATACCCATGATTCGTCAAATAAGAAAACACCGCAGGAATATCATCAGAATACATATATTCAGCACCTTTTTTTGTAATGATATTACCATAAGCAGATCCAGAAGCAGATCCAGTAACCGGATATCGAAATAATATATATGAACAACCAGTACCCATAAAAGAATGATTGTTTGTTGCAAAAGGCGACAGCTTAGGTAAAGACATCATTTTAACCATGGACGCTAGTGGCCCAGGCGGCATACATGATAAGGTTATGACTTGTCGATAAGTTTGCGAATAAGAATCAAGAATGGGTTCCAAATATAGAGTAAATGAAGCACCAGATGAACTCGATGGATAAAACGGACTTTCCATATAATAATATAGTATAAAACAATATAAAAAGAAAAAGCAGTAGTATAGTGGGTAGGGGGCAAATAACAGGTATGTATCTAACAAATCAATCGACTAACCAACTAACCAATCAGATCATCGCCAACTAACCAATATATTTTACAGGTAATTGGACTCCACTAGTCTCAATGAAGAGGCTAATGGAGTCCAATGGACATATAGCTCAGTTTGGTTAGAGCATCGGTCTTATGAGCCGAAGGTCTTGAGTTCGAGCCTCAATTTGTCCATTCGCAATGGTAATTGCCTTGATTTGCCTTTACTTTGCCTTTGCTTTGCGTTGCTTTTATAGTGTAGTGGTTAGCACCCCAGACTTTGAATCTGGTATCCTCGGTTCGAGTCCGAGTAAAAGCATTTGCTTCGATATCTCAGTCGGTAGAGAATCTGGCTGTTAACCGGAAGGTCGCAGGTTCGATCCCTGTTCGAAGCGTTAATTTCTCAAGAAATACAAATTGTATTTCTTGAGAATAATATAATATAATAATCAAAAATCAATCTATCAATCTATAAAATTGAAACACTTTTTTTTAAATATACAATATCATACATTACAACAAAATAAAGGAAAGACAATGGTCAATATATCGAAGCAAAATAAAGTATTAGTAAAAACAAATATAAAACTTCAATTAGCAAAACAAATATTTTCAGAAGAGTTCTCGAAGAATCTTCATATGTTTTCAAAAGAACATTATGAAGAGCCATTGAAAGTATTCAGGCAATCGTGGCATGCATGGATATCAATCGATGATATCCAACGAAAAATAACAGCCGAAATAGAAAGAATGAGAACAAATCATTTTATAGGAACGGACGAAGAACTAACGCAAAAAATATATACGAGTGCGCGATTTTATTATAGGAAAAAAGAGAAGCGAGCAAAAAAATTAGCAGAAGCCGAAAACCAAACACAAGACCAAACACAAGACCAAACACAACTTAAAAAACACAAACCATATATAGGGTTCTCAAAAGAATTTATAAAATTAATGGACAATGAGATAAAAGACAAAATATTAAAAAAAGCGGGCGACGCAACACACCAACAAAATAACAATAACAATAATAACAACAATAATAACCAAACAATAAAAATGAATCAGAAGCAGGCATTTAATACATTCGCCACTGCACATATAAATGAAATAAACGAAGAACTAGGAAAGCTAAAAATAAAATATGATGAATTCGACGAGAACTTTGTTGCAAAAGAAATCGCATATAAATTGAAGAAGGCATATCAAAATCGGTTTTATTCAATATGTAAAATATTGAACGCAACACAATAACAAAAACCAAACAACAAAACAACAAAACAACCAAACAACCAAACATATTTTTTTTTTATAAAAATCAAAGAACCAATAAATCAAAAAATTGATGTATTATATGATTCATAAACGAATGATATAATGAAAATGTCCAGATATACATCAGCCGACTTCGCGGAATCAATAAAATCATATATTGTGAATAAAGCAACCATTTTATATAAAAACACAACAACGCCAGAACAACCACCCAACATTTCAAGTGAAACATGGGACACCATTTTTGAACAAATCAAATATCAAATCAAATATTATTCTGGTATATTTCAGGAAACCAGCCCAAACCCAAATACAAACCCAAATACAAATACAAACCCAAACACAAACCATTCAGTAATACATATGGTATATCCTAGCGAAAGCTATAATGATTATGTGGCAAGAATAGGCGACTTACAACAGCTAGGTCCATATGATCATATGGAATTTTATAGAAAAATGAAAGAACCGGCGTTCGAAGAAAGTATAAGAAACTCGTACGAAAAAATAGAAAAAATAAAAAAAATCAAGCAAGAAATAATAACATATGTATTCGCATTATCAGGATACAATAATATACAACCAATAGAATCGATCAATATAATACCAGTACATGAATATATTTCAACGAATAATATTTGTATAGAAGAACCCATATATGAAAACTTTAGAAGCAACAAACAAGAATTTTATGAAATGTATACTCTTTGGGATATGCAACAATTATAACAAGAAGGCACGATAAAGAGTGGATTAAAAATGTATGATTAGATTGTATATGGAAGCAATACCTCAAAAACAAATACAACAACAAATAACCCAAGAACAAAAACCACAACAACAACAAATAACCCAAGAACCACAACAACAACAAATCCAACAACAAATCCAACAACCACAACAACAACAAATCCAACAACAACAACAACAAATCCAACAACAACAACAACAAATCCAACAACAACAACAACAACAACAACCACAACAACAACAACCACAACAACAACAAATCCAACAACAACCACAACAACAACAACAAATCCAACAACAACCACAACAAATCCAACAACAACCACAACAAATCCAACAAATCCAACAAATCCAAGAATCAGAACCACAACTGCAACAACCACAACAACCACAACAACCACAAATCCAACAACAACAACCACAACAAATCCAAGAATCAGAACCACAACCACAACAACCACAACAAATCCAAGAATCAGAACCACAACCACAACAAATCCAACAAATCCAACAATCATCACAACAACCATCGCAACAACCATCACAACAACCATCACAACAACCATCGCAACAACCATCACAACAACCATCGCAACAACCATCGCAAGAACCATCACAACAACCATCACAAGAACCATCGCAAGAACCATCACAACAACCATCACAAGAACCATCACAAGAACCATCGCAACAACCATCACAAGAACCATCGCAACAACCATCACAACAACCATCGCAACAACCATCGCAAGAACCATCACAAAACCCTGAACAACAAGAAAAAGAACAGCAGGAACAACAAAAACAACAAGAAAAAGAACAGCAGGAACAACAAAAACAACAAGAAAAAGAACAGCAGGAACAACAAGAAAAAGAAAAACGAGAACAACAAGAAAAACAAAAACAACAAGAACAACAGGAACAACAAAAACAACAAGAACAACAAGAGTTAATGGCTCTCAATATAAGAGAAAAACAAATACGAAGCAAAATATTGAACCGAAAACCAGAATGCCAATTAAAAAAACCCGAAACCGAAACCGAAAGCGAAAAAATATACACAGAAAAAGTTTCAATAAAGTCATCAATAACAGATACAGAAGAGAGAATCTCCGAAATATTAAAAACCAATAAACAAATACACCCTTTTTTATTGTATCAGCCAATAATCGAAACAAACACATTATCAATTGGTTCAGTAAGTCTAGACACATGTGGCGATGAAGAAGCGACCGAAATAAAAACAGAAAAAGAATCAAATTTAATATCAATGAAATATAAAAAATTCGCAATAACGTTGTCAGAGTATCTAGTTCTCAAAAAGCAAGATATAAAACAAAAAAACAAATTTTTATCTATATTAATAACCTCGCATTTACAATTATTAGACGCAATAGAAAAAATCCAATCACAATCACAAATAATACATTTCAATATAAATGAACAAACAATACTATATGACACGATAAACGCAAGACCAATTCTATCAGATTTTCGATTAGCAATGACAACAACGGATATAGAGAACGACGAAATATTCCAGAATTTAATACCCCAATACGAAGACTACTCACCATGGCCAATCGAAGTATTTATATTATCACATCTTTTCAGTAATGATGAATGGCCAATAAGCGATATTATAACAAAATTCATTTCAACCAACTTTTTTAAACAGCAACCCCAAGAAAAAACGCAAGAATACGAGAACATGTTGAAAGGAGTATATAAAGATACAGATAACAAACCAGAACTAAAAAAAGAACTAATAAAAGAACTAAAAAAATCGCACCTAACATGGGACGTATATTCAATATCTATTTTATTTGTATCACTATTGAAAGAATTAAAAATAGATACAGAAAATCATACCTTTATGAAAGAATATGTAGATGTAGTAAATAAAACCATATTTTCAGAACCAAATGCTAGACCACCAATAAAAACGATAATAGAAGAAATAACCAAGATATTTACATCAATCAAGAAAGAGAATTATCAATCTTTTTTGAATAGCTTACAACATCATCCACAAGACCATCCGCAAGACCATCCACAAGACCATCCACAAGACCATCCGCAAGACCATCCACAAGACCATCCACAAGACCATCCACAAGACCATCCACAAGACCATCCACAAGACCATCCACAAGATTTTTGAGAACATAACCCCGACAAAATCTACGAATCAAACGCCTTTCGAGTCTGTTTCATTTTTTTCATAAATCGTTTCATAGACTTTCGATTATTGCTATTAATATTTATATTATTATCAACATCATGAACCCCCGCCAAGTTATCCATAATTCTAACCTTTTTAGTAACACGATTACGACTACTATCTTCGCCATTTCGCAAAATAGATTTAGCAGCCATATCAACTTCATTAAACAAGAAAAATATAGATGCCACATCATGAAAAATAAAAATAGAAGGTATGCACGAAATCTCATCAAAAATAGGCACACTTTTAAAAAACGAGGCGGATATATCATCAAGAGAATCAAGCTCAGAAAACGATTGAATCTTCTCAGGTTCTAAATCAACTTGAAAGGATAATATATCATCCAACCGATATTTCTTATTATTATGATGCCGTTTGGTCTGAATGATTTGTAATAATCTGTCTTTATGAATACATCCATTATTAACACATTCAATATCTTTTGAAACATGATCAATTTCCAAATTACAGTTAGTATAAATGAAAAACAATCGAATATCATCAATCGGTTCTCGAATATAATTACTATTAATAGAACCCATTTTTTCTTCTTCATCAATCCATGAACAATCTAAATCGTCAGTGTCTGATATTTCCATTAGTTAATACAATTCCTTATAAAATCAAGATAATAATTTTATAAGATTAAAACGAGATAAATAAACACAAATTATTTTGTTATTTGTTGAATAAATTCCCTCAAAAATATAGGATCACAAATATGAATATCTCCATCGGAATAATTTCGCAATAAAAATCCTTTTTCATCGCAGTATTTATCATATACATCAAAAAATATAAAGCCATTTTCCAAACATTTTTCTTTAAGTTTTACATTAAAATATAAATGATATTTTTTACGATCATCATTATAACCTTTCCAAGGAATATCATCATACTTTTCCTTAATATATACATATTTAATAGCTTCTTCATGTGAATGGCGTAATAAAACGTCTGTTGGTGGAACAATATTATAAACAATAGTGGTAATATTTGTAAACATATTTACATTTTCTTTAATTGCTTCAAAATATTTTTCAACAAGTTCATCAATAATTATTTCATATGGACGATCATCATTTACATACCTATATATGTGGGCTCTACAGTCAATTTCACCAAAAGAAAATAAAACAAAATCTCCTTCATTTACATTATAAGATTTTATATCTAACAAATTCAACTTATCTCTTCCAAATGAATAACATAATTTACCAGGTAACCAATGTATTTGAATATTATCTATTTTTTCAAACCCATATTTACAATGACTATCGCCAAATGTATGAAACATATAACAATATATAAAAATATATACTTATATATTTTTATAAAATGGATAATATAACAATCACAGATCGAGATGATGGATTTGGTGCGCAATATCAACATATTATTTTTGGGATAATATATGCTGAAATGAATAATAAGACATATATTCATAAACCAATTACAAGAATGGCGCATAATTATGAGAACAATCCTAATTTCATAAATGAAATAGAAGAATTGATCAACATAAGAAATCATTACAAGACAACCAATGAAACACAACATGTTCAACGCATCGATTTTTGGACATTGTATAATTTTATTACAGCGGATGAAAATCTGAACCCAAGTACAAAGCGTTTCAATCATTGTTTAAACAAAACAACTGCCCTAGAAAAAATAAGAACAGTCTTTTGGGAAAACAAAACAAATCCATATCAAAATCAAAATCAAAATATAAACGTCGCGGTTCATGTAAGAAGGCCCAATAATCAAGATGATAGAATTGAAGGAGCGGATACACCAGACGAATATTATTTGAACTTAATCAATCAAATCCGAAACCAAAACCAAAACCAAAACCAAAACCCAATATTTCATATATTTTCACAAAGCACAATTGACAAAACAAAATACATTGCCGAAGACATCATATTACACATCGATGAAGACATAAAAACAACGTTTACATCACTGGTAGCAGCAGATATATTAATCGCATCAAAAAGCGCATTAAGTTACTGCGCTGGACTACTAACAAATGGAAAAGTATATTTTATACCTTTTAAATCAATACTAAATCCACCAAAAAACGATTGGATACTTACCGTGGCTTAATATAAAAGGCGTCACCCCATCTATTATTACCACACCATACAGTTTCTACGCGTACAAATCCAAATTCTTTTAAATAATCATCAATTTCATTAATAATAGCACAACCCTTATAAACATAGTCGCTATTAACCTCTGTATAAATATAATCAATCGTTTTTAACCAATCTGACATTCCTTTTAATGCTTTTAATTCAACGCCTTGAATATCCAAATTTATAAAATTGTATGGAATATCATATTTACATATAATGTCCTTCAGCATTTTTGTTTCACATTGAAATGAATCAACAAAATGAACATGTGGATGAAAATAAGTATGTAATCCAAATTCTAATATAGAAGATGATTCGCCATTATTTGAACGATTAAATGTAACTGTTTCAACACAATCACTAATAACACCTTGTTCAATGAAAACATCAGGATATCTTTCTTTACAATAATCGACCTTATCTTGAAGAGCTTCTACCCATAACATTTTATTTCGAGGTAAGTAACGATCATATGCTTGAAGCTCTTCACACTCATGAGCGCCAACGTGTAAAATACCCGTAAAATGAATATTATATTTTTGAACTAAAATGTGAAGCGGAATCAACATATAATAATATAAATAACAATAAATCTTTATATGTAAAAATCCTATATATATATATATATATATATATATATATATATAACTCAGTATATACACATAAACTATTTAGATAATATAATATAATATAGTTATAATGAGTATTCAATATGATGAATATTATGAAAAGCTAATCAATATTTGGAAAAATGGCGGTAAAAATGGTGGTCCAGGTGGTTGGGCGCACTATTATTATGGTGTTTTTTCCAAAATAATAAATGACAATAATTTCAAAAACTGTGCCGAAGTTGGTATTGGATACGGATTTCACGCAAAAGAAATATTAGACAATACGAATATTGAAAAATTATATTTGGTTGATCCTATGAGATTTTATCCAAATGACCAGTTTGCAACAGATGTAATGTCATATGGTGGATTTGAAAAATTAGTAAATAATATTACAAATCATTTATCAGTTCATGAAAATAGGTATAACTGGATTCGTAAAGGTAGTTTGGATATTACTTGTGATGACATACCAGATGAGTCGTTAGATGCGGTTTTTATAGATGGAGATCATAGTTATGAAGCAGTTATAAAAGATTTACCATTTTGGTGGAGAAAAATTAGAAAAGGAGGATGGCTTTTAGGGGACGATTATGCTTCGTGCTGTCCAGGAACAACAAAGGCGGTAGATGAGTTTACAAAAACAAACAAATTACAAATAGAATTTTTAACAAAGCCTGATAATGATTATCCTATTTATAAATTTGTAAAACAATAATTACAGGTAACTGTTTTGAAGAGAACAAATAATAACGAATATGTAACTTTATACTATTCATAATGAATAGTATAAATAAGATAAACGACAAACGACAAACGACAAACGACAAACGACAAACGACAAACGACAAAATAGAATCTATTTTACATGATTCAAAATTTATGAGAATTACTTAGAAAAAGCCGATAACAAATTAATAAATTTTTCTTCACATTTTTCAATCGATAAATGATTCATAATATATTCTCTAGGACAATAAGTATGAAGTTTTGACAAGAATAAATGAAAAGTAGATTCAAAATCCATATAATTATGAAACACCTCTCCACAAGACTCGCTCCAATAACCTATGCTAGTCGCAGGAATATCCGGATAACAACAACCATCTTCTTGATTCATAGATGTAACATTCCAAACCAATAATGGTACATTACATGACATGGCCTCTGCAGTCGCAAATCCTTGACTTTCATGTGCGTCTAACCAAATACCATATTTTGAACTTTTTAAATATTCACTATAATCTGATTCAGAATATGATTGAACATAGTCAAATACGCGATATGGAATATGTAATGCCGATAGATAATGAGTAATATAATTCAATTCCTGAACCTTTCTACGTTTAAAATAAATAATTACATTATTTTTTTCATGTATTTGTTTATCAGGTGTAAATCTTTCTGTATCAACACCAAATGGTAAAACACTCATGTTTAAATCTTTACAAATAGGATTTAATTTCCAAAAATCAACTACCCATTGGCTTGGTTGAATATAAATAGTATTTGGTCCATTAATTTTATAAATAAAATCACTAGGAAAAACAGAAAAGTGAGGACCAAAAATAAAGTTACTATTTGGATATTTGGATACGTCAATAATAGTACTAGGTGAAAATACTGCATCATATAGAGATAAATCATTACATTCTTCAATGGTCGAAACAGTAGTCAAATTTATGCTATTATATTTTTTAATTGCGCTCATATTTTTATGATGTAAAAACCCAATGACTAATAAAACATTATATATCATAATAATATATTATATTAGTATTATACTTTTATACTTTATAATATGCCTTTTATATATCTCTTATTTTTGAATAAATCTAAATAGTAATATTATTTTTTAAGAAATAACTATAGGATGTATTATTAAAATTCGGAACTGAGTTAATACATCTCATTTTTTCTTGGTCATGATTTCCAACATCATTATTCATTTTGTGTTTATAAGCTAAATACCATAGTTGCTCTTGGCAATATCCATTTAATTTTTCATTATCATACATAGCCAAATGTAGATTTTTCCAAAATTCTAATGGTCTTGATAATATATATTTTTTGGGAACTATATATTGTGCTCCTGGGGATACAGTATAATTATCATAACTTTCACCATAATATTTTATACATGCTTCTTTTGTATTAACACCATTGATGGAATATGGGTCATTATACAAAACCTGATAAAATGTAGTAAATTCACTATTGTCATTTATTTCTATATTCATTTTATTAATAACTTCATTAATTTCTTCATCTGATAATTGTGCTCTCCATCCAACTAATAATTGTAAATGTTCAAATGGATTTCCTTGTAAAAATACTGTTACATCATCCAAATTATTATAATTTGTCACTATATGATATAAAAAGGTTTCACCTTCTCTACCAACATTTTTCAGTTTAATACTTCCTTCAATGGGATTTTCACTTTTATCATATATTGTTATCTTATGATTTAACTTTTTAGTCCATTCTGTATTTTCATTATATTTTGCTACAACAATATTTACCATTTATATTATAAATGGTAAATATCTTTAAATTCTTCAACAAAAACATATTTAACCCTTTCCCTGAACAATAATTTATGTATTTCGAGTGCCCTAAAAAGGCACTCTAAATATGGTGTTATTATTCATGAAAAGAGTTCCAAATTTGTTGAACAATGTACCGAAACAGTCGATTGTTCAAGGAAAGGGTTAAAAGTATATAATTATGATGTATCATTTTGTATAGTTGACCCAACTAAACCGTGATTAGATCCTTGAATAAAAAATGGTAGTGATGTCCAATAATGTTTAAATGTATCATCTATTTCGAAATTGTTTATCATATAATAATCAAATGGTGCATTATATTTTGTTTCTGTATTCATATAATTCAAAAATTTAATAATTCCATTATAATTCCATACAAATGAATCAGTACATCTTGTATGATATTTACGTATCATCCTTACATCATCTGTCGAGTTAGTTATATCTTCTATATAAGATGTATCAAGAACATGTGGTGGTACAAAATTTCTATATGGAGTTTTACCATTAATATATGGACCTCCAAATGTTTCTTGTTCGCTACTATATCCTATATGTATAATATCCCATAATTCACGTTTTGTATCAATATATTTTAAAAACTCTTTCAATTTATTTATATTTTCATCTATAATTTGTACATCACTTTCAAATATCATAAAACTACCATCTTTATAATCTCTCGCAATTGTATCTAATACTGCTTTATAATTAAGAAATAACGATATCTCTGATTTTTTCATTGGATAAATTCTAAAATTTTGTATTATATTTTCATTTACATATTTATTCATATCAGTATCATTTATTGTATGTTTATATGTAGGACTTATAAAAGATATATTATCTTGCGATAATTTTAATTTTTTATAAAACATATTACGCAACGTATTATATCTTTCTGGTTCAAATTCAGGATTACAAATAATATATATCTGTGATATTTGTTGAAATGGTTTTTCAAAAATTAAATTGCGAATATCGCGAGCAACATTATGAATGTTTCTATTATGTGAATAAACTGACTGATTTACCATTTTTAAATATTCTTCTGGATTTTCACATAAATAATTAATTTGTTGAAAAACTTTAAGCACACTTTCATCATCCACAGTTTCAACATTTATAAAACGATCTTTATTAAAGTAATCGCCAACTCTAAGAGAACCCCAATAAATGGGTACGGTACCAGATGTAAAACCATGTAATATTTTTTCTGTAATATAAGTATCTTCTCTAGAATTTTCCATACTAATAATAAATTTGTATTGAGAAACAAAATCAGAAAAACCGTCAGTATTATATGGATGTTGTAAAATATCAATATTTGTTTTATAAGATCCAGCATAATCAATCGGTATAAGTTTTTCTAATTTTTCCATAAATAAATTTCGCTCTTTACCATTAGGATTAGAAAGAATTGCGCATACATTTTTTTGAGGCACAGTAGAATTAGTTTTGAATGATATTGAATTACAATAGATGTAAGGAATAAATAGAGGTAAATTCACAATATTTTCATAATTTCTTTCACCCCATAAAACGCACGAATATTTTTTATATTGTGGACACAAACGAGATTCTCCAGAAAATAAAAATGAATATTTCCATTTTTTATCATCTAATATGGAATTTCCAAAAATAGATTCTAATAATATATCACATTCTTCAATTTTTGAAGAAATATGAATAGGACATGAAAATACATTTTTAAAAAGATCTAAAAAAAAACGAACATGAACCGGATTTTTTTCCTCAATAAATCCATCCCAAAATCCATTTATAAAAAGATTCATAATATATTTAAATATATATATATATAAATTATATATCATTTTATGAATAAAGATATATTATTTGTAACTGCTTACAAAGATATTAATCGGTCAAAATGGCCAAGTATTTCAAGATCAAATAATGAATATTTTCAAAAATTTAAATTAATAACAGAAAGTATAAAACATACGTTAATTGTTTTTGTAGAAGATGATATAAAATTAGAATTAATACAACAATATAATTTTCCATCAAATATACTTTTTTATAATTTAAATACTATAAATACATTTTTTAATAATCACTTATCAGATCAAATACAAATTATAGAATCTGATACATACAAACATAAAATACCTAGTGACAGAAAAGGTGCTCCAGAGCATAACTATGCCGAATATAATTTAATAAATCATAGTAAAATAAATTTTATAAAGGAAGCGAAAGATTTATACCCTGATTATTCATTTTATTCATGGATTGATTTTGGTTTTGGTAAAACAAAATATCATTATCCTACAATAATAGAAAATGTACATTTATTACCTCGAAAAATTATATATCAATTATACACACCTATACCAGAAATAAAAATCGCACCAAATGATATGTTGAAAGAAGATAGAATTTTTTTTATAGGTTCATCATTTATAATACCAAATGAGATGGTTAATACATTTGAAAATATTTATAAATTGAAAATGTTAGAATTAGAAAAAGAATATGTTGTAGATGATGATCAAAATATGTTATATCAAATATATTATGATTATCCAGATATGTTTTACTTATTTACCAATTCAGAATGGTTTTTATTTTATAATTTGTTACCAAATAAAATATAACTAATATTTACATACAAATTATATAAACATATATTTTTATATATATTTATACAAACCAATATGACAAGTAAAAAGATAGTTGCGTTTCTTTCAAATAAACTTACACTTCGCGGTACAGAAATAGCTATATTTGATTATGCAGATTACAATGAAAAAATTCTAGGTAACAAAAGTATAATTATTACTAGAGATTATGAAAAAGTAAAACATGAATTTGATGTAGATATACAAGCCTACAATAAATTTAATAATAGATTCAATGTTTTTTATTACGCAAATCAGGAAGATATTGATAATATCGTATCTCAAAATAATGTTTCGCATATATTTATAATAAAAGCAGGTGATTGGGATGGGATTATTTCAAATAGATGTAAAAATATAATACATTGTGTATTCTCAACATCATGTCCACATGGACAAGTATATACACCGATTGGACAAACTATTAATAATTTACAAGGTACAAATTATCCAGTTACTCCGCATATGGTAACATTACCTGAATGTAATGAAAATTTAAGAGACAGCTTAAATATACCAACGGATGCAATCGTTTTTGGAAGATATGGTGGTAAAGAATCGTTCGATATTACATTTGTATATAATGTAATAAAACAAATATTAGACGTTAGAGAGGATGTTTATTTTATATTTATGAATACACATGAATTTTATAGTCATCCTAATATAATTTATTTACCAGGCAATTCGGATATGATATACAAACGCAAATTTATTAATAGTTGCGATGCTTTGATACATGCAAGAAGTAGAGGTGAAACATTTGGCCTAACATGCGGCGAATTTGCTATTTGTGAAAAACCAGTAATTACATATGGACTATCACAAGAAAATGAACATTTACTTATATTAAAGGAAAAGGCTGTTATTTATAATAATGAAAATGAATTAACTGATATTTTATTACATTTTTCAAAAGATAAATATGATGTTTCAAATAATGGATATATGTTTTACACACCTGAAAATGTAATGGAAATATTCAATAAAAATTGTTTATCTATATAAAGTGTTTATTCTGTATTTGAATTATTGTAGTTATAAAAATAAATTTTTTTATATAATATAAAAAATATATTATATAGTAAACATAAAATAAATTTATTTCATTTTTACATCATAATATGGTGTTTCATATAGTTTTACATTTATCGGTTTCAAATCATATATAACTACATATTTATCCCATAATGAATGAAGCCATGGGGCATCATAATCATCCATAATTAACATACCATTCGGCTTTGTTAATTTATATGAATATATTATATCATTTTCTGCAATTTCGGTGACATGACTACCATCTATATGGACTAAATCAAATTTATCTTTTATATTTTTCAAAACATCTACACTACTTCCTGGAATCAATTGTATTCTATCACCAAAGTCCTCTCTTAATTTATTAAAGCATGGTAAAGAATACGCATGTTCACATATATCAACGCATGTTAGTTTAATTTTATCATTTGCTAGTAAAATAAGTAATGCAGAAAATCCAGAATTGAATCCAATTTCCAAAACGTTATTCACAGAGTCTAATGATGAAAGTGTACAAATATTTTTGACTTTATTCATAAATGTATCTGTATATGTAAGTTGATGATGTAACATAAATATGTTTCCCTCTAATAGTTCACCGGAATTAATAATTATTGGCATCAAATGTTCATCAATATACTTTTTCGAAGCTAATATTATATCTTCCATTTATATATACATAATATTAATAATTGGATATTACCGCATAAGTTTTTATAGTAATTTTTTCATCTAAAAATATTTATTATTATAAAAATATAAATCCTATATAAATGGTAATAAACTATTTTCAATTACTGAATAAGGATATTTAAAATGACTTTGTATAACCATAAAAATCGTTTCGCACTTTTCAAACGCCGTTTTAATGCGAGAATTTATTTCATATTCATTAGAAATTGTTATAATATTTATATTTTCATCATGTTTATATAATTTATTACATGGTTTATATAACCCAGTTTGCTTTGTTTTTATCAAATAATTCCAATATAATTGAAATTCTGAAGCAAAATTTACAATAATTTTTAATTCCCAATTATCACCAATATATTCTAACATATTTTTCACTATTTCTGTTGAAAAAAATTGCGGAGTTACACCCATAATATTATTTTGCGTTTTTATATAATCAATATCAATACCAATCGCTTCACATGAACTATCTATCCATATATGACAATTTGCAAATGTATTATTTATATTATTAGGACAACCTGGATAACATTCATATGAATAATATATTTTACCATCATCATCAAAAAAATCTTCCATACATAAATTTTTTAACATAAAAATATCATCATCAAGAATTAAGTAATATTCTGTTTTTATAAATTTACAAATATTTAATTTAATAATTTGCTGTTTGGACCAGCCAATTGAATTCATATATTTTTGATCAATAATGTCATCGTCCATATAAATTTTAAAAGGTATATCATAATTAACTATATCATTACATACTGCTGTATAGTTATTTTTTGGACATGTAATAATAAATTCATAAATATCGTTTTTATTTAAATATTTTTCATATAATTTTAATCCGTATTTAATAAATAATAAATAAGCATCCCCTTCACCACGCGTTGGTACAATTATAGAATACTGATTTTTATTTGTTGTATTCATATATATAATATAAATATAAATATATTTATATTATATTAATATAATATGATAATACCTATTGGTGTAGATTGTGGAATTGCAGAATTTTTAAAAAAATATAATCTACGCACTTTATCATTACCATTTGATTGGACTGTTACATATAATGGAGTATCTAATTGTATAGATAATAATTTTACCAACTTTATAGAATCATTAGATACCAGAAGAATAAATATGTATGATATATATTTTCATCATGACTTCAATAATATTACTACATACAATGAAGATTCACAAAAATATATTAGAAGATGTAATAGATTAATAAATATATTAGAAACAAGTAACGAAAATATAGTATTTTGTAGAAAAGGACACGCATGTCATCATCATTATGAACATAATGAAAGGTATACTAATATTACAAATGATATTGATGATGCAGAAAAATTAAATACTATTATTTCAAATAAGTATCCATTATTGAAATATAAAATAGTTGTCATTTTAGTTTGCGGAAAATGTTTTAAATCAGATGAAATATATGAAAGTAGTGCAAATAATATTGAAGTATACAATATAGCTACTCAACATATAGATGATGCGCTTTTTGAAAATTGTGCTCGAAATATTTTTAAAGTATAATACATATAAATTATTCATAATAAATGAATCAAATCTTTATATAAAAATGACGAATTATTAAAATCGCCATGTGTATATTTCATAAATATTACCTCATTGTTTTTTTTAATAATGTTCATATAATAGTCCATTTTTTTATGATCATTACATTGAGAAACTACCATATCACCAAGTACAATAATAGTAGAATTAATAGCAAATACACCATTAAATAAAAACGCAGAACCATCAGAAACAATAATCGTTTTTGATGACTTGATCAATTTAATTTGTTCACTGAATGAATATAATGAATCAGTATGTAAAACGATAGCATTGGAAAGATTTGTAATTATGTCATTACAATTATTTATTCTATTACCACTTTCTTCTCCAGAATTTTGTTGTTTTTGTCTTGGTAAAATTAAAATATCATTTGATTTTTCAAATTGAACATTATTCAACCATTCTATAAATGAATTAGCATACAATACATAGTCATCGCAAATAGTTGTTTGGTTTAATGCTGTTATAGGTAATGGAAAAAAACATACATTTTCAAGATTTTGCGTAATAGAATACAAAATATCAGTTTCTTGAATATTATAATATTCAATTATTAATTTATGATATAGTTGTTTTTTTTTAAATACGAGTTTCAATGATGGATATTTATTTTTAAGTTCTATAAATAAGGGTAAAAATATAGCACATTCAGCAAACCAGTGAAATAGAGCTGCAGAAAAAACAGTATCTAATATTAAATAATAATCATTTGATATATTATTTGAATTTATATTAGATATTTGATATGAATCAAAATTATGATGACTGTAACTTATTACATTGTTGATTGTAAAATATTTATATATACCACATATTTCATAATCAGTACTATTACAAGATATATTTATCATATAAATATGAATATACAGTTATATTTATATTTATATAAACATGAATATAATACCATTAGGAGATAATTGTGCAATCTCAATGATTTTAAAAGATTTAGAAAAAAGAAAAAAATCATATCCTTTCGATTGGATATCGAGTGTAGGTCCTGATCCAACACATTCAAGTATAGAAATCACGATGAATTTATTGATAGAGTTGTTAAAAACAAATAATTCCAAAAATATATGCAATAAATTATTAGGGGATTCAATTGACGATAACAATAAAGTATTCAATACTGTTATATTTCCACATGATCATGGAACAGTAGAAGAAATAAATACAAAATATTTGAGACGATTAAATCGCTTATATAATGATGTAATAAATCATAACAACAATATATTTGTTATCATTACAAGATATTATTTTATTCCAGAAGAAAAAATGATTGAACTATGTAATACATTTTCAAAGTTAAATATAAATTACAAAATATTATTTTACTCTGGTATAAATCATGATTATTGTAAAAAATTGACAAATGTGTTTTTTACACATATTCCATATGATGTTTCAACTGGTTGGCAAGATGACTATTCAAAATTTAGACCACAATTAAAAATATGTTTAGAACATGATATACAAATACATAGCCAACCACCAAAAAATAATTTATCCATATTGATAACTGGTCAAATTAGAACATTTTTTGATAATAATAATTTTACAAATGTATTGAATCGATGTATTAATAATTATAATAAAATACTTATTATTTGTGTAGTTAATTCAAATAATTTAAATGATTATGAGAAACTAAAACACTATTTTTATAATTTCAAAATTCATGATTTAATTCTTATAAATTATACAGATGAAATATATAAACAAGAGTATGTTAATAAAATGAATGAAAAATATACAAATCCAATATTTTTATCAATAAGAGAAAAATATATGAAGTTAAATACGAACGCTCACAAAGAAATATTTGATCCAATTAATTGTTCTAATAGTATTGCGATACAATTTCATCAAATTTCTATCGGGATAAAAAAAATATTAGAATATCAAACAACAACAAGTATTACATTTGATATGACATTTAAAACACGATTTGATATTAAATATCCCGCGCATTTTTTTCCACATATACCAGAATCCGATGACATATTAGATGTTCTATCATTTAATGAATATAATAAAGAATTATTATTAAATTCAATGAATTGCAATAATTTAAATACATTAGAAGATGTAATTGAATTTAATAAAGCACAACTGATCACTCTACCAGATTGTCGAGTAATAAATCAAGATCACTTTCATTTAACATTTGGCGGAGATTATCAATATAATTATTTGTCATTAGAATATATAAACAATGGAAATTCAAATATAATTTATAGTTTTGGTAGTTTTTTTGAATTTGGAAAAACATCCAATTTTTTAATATTTGAAACATTATTTGATGACTTTTGGAAAATTCGCCCTCAAAATGATAAATTATTATATCATTATTATGCTCCAGAAACTCAAATACAAATATTCTGTTTATATAATAAAAAACCAATATTATTTTATAAAAATTCGTCATTTTTATATGTTAGATAATATATATGGAAAATTTAGCATTATTAATAACTGGTCAGCTTCGCACCTTTTTAGATAATGATGAATTTACAATTGTATTAAATAGATGTATAACCACATATAATAAAATATTAATTATATTTGTATTAAATTCAGATGATAATACTGAATATGAATTATTAACTACATATTTTTCTCAATTTAATTTGCTAGATGTAATATTAATTAATTATACCGATGATAAATTTAAATTAGAAATGGAAACAACTATGAATAACAAATATGATAGTGAAATATATAATACAATTTTTAGCAAATATAAAATATTGAACACTCAAGGATTTCAAGAAATACCTGAACCAAAAACAACGCAAAATAGTATTAAAATAATATTTCATCAATTATCGATAGCAGTAAAGAAATTGATAGAATATCAGATTCAAAATAACATAAATTTTGATGTAACATTTCAAACAAGATCTGATATTAAATATCCAGAAAATTTTTTTCCACATATTCCAAAGTCAAATGACATATTGGATATTTTATCATTTAATGAAGAAAATAAACAATTATTAATGAACTCTATGAAAGAATATAATTTACACACGTTAGATGATTTAATTAATTTTAACAAGGCAAATCCGATAAGACCACCAAACTGTAGAATACAAGATAAGCATCATTGGAACTTATCATTTGGTCATGAATATGTAGCGAATTATCAATCATTAGAATATATCAAGAATGGTAATTCAAATATAATTTATAGTTTTGGAACAAGTTTTACTTTTGGAAAAACATGTAATTTTGTATTATTAGAAAACTTATTTGAATATTTTTGGATGAATGAACCAATCAATAGTAATATATATTGTCATTATTACGCACCTGAAACCCAATTTATACAATTTTGTACAGATAACAATTTAGCGATACTATGTTACAGAGGTTATTTCATGTTAAGATTCTTTGGATTATAACTTACTCTTTACTTTAACAATAATTTATATATGAATTATTTTGTATCTATTACACTTTTTCTCATTACCCAGCCACTTTTCATTGCAGTTATAAGTAAGGAAAGAGGATCTGACTTCACAAGTTTTACACAAAATGGTGTAAAAAGGTAAAATATGTTCAAATATAACTTTAATAATATACACATTTCTATATAATGATTCCATTAATAATTCACACTATTTGGCATACAAAAAATTTACCACAAAAAATGAACGAAGTTGTTCAAAATATAAAAAAAGAAAATAATGATTTCGAATATAAATTATTTGATTTCGACGATTGTTTAACACTGATTAAAAATAATTTTGATGAAGATATATTATATGCATGTAATAAACTAAAACCAGCAGCATATAAATCAGATCTATATAGATATTGTATTTTATATTTATTTGGAGGAATATATATTGATATAAAATTTACACCATTAAATAATTTTAAATTTATTACTTTAACAAATAAAGAATATTTTTGTAGAGATATGCATGTACCAAATACAGCATGTAATGGATTGATAATATGTAAACCTGGTAACAAAATAATATATAACTGTATTCAATTAATAGTTCAAAATACAAAAACAAATTATTATGGATTAGGTTCATTATGTCCAACAGGACCAGGATTATTAACAAAATGTATAGATGAGGAAGAAGTAAACAGATTAGGTGAATTACGACTTAGTGAAGATATTTATATATTATATAACAATAACAAAATTTTAATGAGATACCCAGAATATAGAGATGAGCAAAAAAAATATCAATTAACAGAATATTATGATAGTATGTGGAGAAATAGAGATATATACAATTAACCCTTTACCTGGAAAAATAATGCATGTAACAGTGTACTATTTATTGGAACAACGACGCATAGTGGCATTATTCAAATGAAAAGAATTACGACTTTTATTGAAAACTTCCAACCCATTCAGGTAGGCGTTTGTTAACCATTTACTTGAACAAAATAATTCATATATCTAGTGGTCCTTTTAGGGCTTGGTCCCATATGGTGAATTTATATCGCCTTTCAGGTGATACTGAAGACTATATATATATTTACCTTTAAAGTATTAAATATTAAAGTTTCTTTGTATAATATAGATGGATATTTCACCTTTTCTGCAATGTTTTGATAAACATAATTTTGAAGAATTAAATAATTTGGATATAAATATATTATATGACGCATTATTTTTTTATAAAAACAAATTTTCAAATTCGAATGGTCCAATATTTGATATAGGGTGTAATGCAGGTAGTTTTGTAAAAGTATTACAACAATTTAATATTCAATCAAATATACACTGTTTTGAACCACATCCAGTAATACATGAAAAAACAAAAACTGTTTATCCATATATTCATATGAACAATTATTGTTTGGGAAATATAAATGGTAATATTGATATTTATATTCCACAATGGAGTGTTGGATTAAGTAGTATTATTAATAGACCTGTATTTTCTAATTTGAATCAAGAAATAAATAAAATAAATGTAGAATGTAAAACACTTGATACACATTGTAAAGAGAATAAAATAGATATGATTGATTTTGTTAAGATAGATGTGGAAGGCGCTGAAAAATGTATATTTGAAGGTGCGATTGAATTATTACAGAAAAAAAAAATTAAATGTGGAATATTTGAAGTAGGACAGACGCTGTACGATGCAAATACACATGAAAATGAAATATGCGATATGTTGATGAGTTATGGGTATATGATCAATAAAAATATTTCTAAAAATGATTATGTATTTTATTTACCGTGAATATATATTTATTATATATTTTTTAACGGTTTACTTTAACTCTTTACTTGAAATATGGGCGAAATCGCCCATGTTTCAATAAAAGTCGGAACCCTTATTTGAAAAAATAATACCATATATAAGGTGGACTTTTTAGGGTCACCAGATATGTGAATTATTTTGTTCAAGTAAATGGTTAAGTATTTTATATTTTATTCAATAGATAAAATAATTTTTGGATAAAGAAAAATGGGAAATTTTTATCAATAAGAGAATCTTCTGGTGTTGTTCCAAACCAAACAGCTACAAAAAATGGAAAGTAACAAATTGCGTTTTTAACATCTTTCAAATATTCTTCATATGAATAATTTGTAATACCATTACTTATTAATTTTATGTAATAATATTGAATAAAAATAGGATAATATAATTTAATCTTATCTATTGTAAAACTCTCAATTAAAAAAAATATAATATCTTGAATGCCTTTTCCAATACAAATATATTGCCAGTCTATAAAATAAGGTTCATTATTATTATCTTTATTATAAAAAATATTAGGTGACTTTACATCACCATGTATAAATGTTAGATTGCCACCAATAGATAATTGTTCTTGTATCTCATGAAAATTTTCAACAATCCAATCACCCTTTTCAAAAGATGATATTACATTTTTCCACTTTTCTTTAAAATCATTCCATTTTCCATTTATAAAGTCTTTCCATACAGGATTAAATAATGGATCATTGTGTTTTTTCAATTGTTGGAAACACACATCTAGTTGTTTATTCCAAAATTTGATATGCATTTTTGAAATGGAATCAATTATTTTTAATGAAACATCAATATCACAAGTATTCAAATCAATATTTATATCAAAATTACCAGTTTTATATAAATTCTCCATGAATATACCAATGGTTACAAAATCATCATTTTTAATCAACCCGTAAAACTTCGGAATTTTCACATTAACATATTTTGAAATATTCTCATAAAAATAATTTTCTCTATCATACAGACCTAGATTAGTAGCCATTATGGACAATGGCGTTTCATTCGTATTTTCTAATTTCAAAACACCATCTATTATACATCCATCTACAGTAACTAATCGAACTGATAAAACATCTGAAATATAACCACCTTTTAATTTTATATCGTCTATTACAATTTCTTTAATATTATATGACGATAATGACTCTATTATATATTGCTTTAGCTTACTAACTGTGTTGTTCTCAAAAAGAATAATAGAATTTAAATCTACGTCATTAAAATCATGTATAACAATATTTGCACCATGTAATAAAAGATCATCATAACTATAATTACTAGTCACTCCTATAACACATAATGGATTTGACTGTCTTGCACTTAATAAACCAGATTTTGAATCTTCAAAAATAATTGCACGATTTGAATAAATATTATATTTTTTCATAGCTGAAAAATATGGGTCTGGATATGGTTTCGGTTTCGAACACTCGCTACCAACAATAATAAAATCAATATATTTATCAAAACCACAGCGTAAAATAATTTCTTCTGCAACACGTCGATTACAATTTGTTACAATACAACATTTGTGACCCGATTCAATCAGGGTTTTAATAAAGTCATTCGCCCCAGAAATAATAACAATATCTTTCAGGTTCTCAATAAACAAAGAATCTTTTATAAAAGAAATATTTTCATTGACAAATGGAATTAATGTTTTGATAACAGTTTCATCATTATTACCGTGAATATACTTTTTGAATATCTCTTCCGTCAACTCAATATTATATTTTTGTAATATTTGTTTCCATACCTTATAATAAATGACATCTGTATTCACTAATGTTCCATCTAAATCAAATAGAAAACAATATGTATTTTTCAAATAATTAGAAACTTCATTTGGTGTACCTAATGAAAATACATTAGAACGTTCCAATTCATACCCGTAAAAATGATTTTCATATATCATTGAATGAATAACACAAGATGTATAAGGTTCTCCATTATATGTAATTTTATTATCCAAAACATATTTACATGTAGAATATAATACATTTATATTATCAAATACATAACAACCTGTATTTGCATGAAATGAAATTTTTACCTTTTCTTTAATATCTGTTATTTTATTGTAAGTATCTAACTGAATATATGAATAAATAGCTGGATCATGTTCTCGATTCACATAAAAAACCATGTTTGAATTTTTTTCTCTAACCACCGACAAAATATCAAAAGTATAAAATGTATCACAATCTAATAAAACACATGTTTTATTAGTAGACAAATTCATAATATGGTCTAATCCAAATAAAATAGTTTCCACTGCTCCACTAGTTTGATATGTGATGGGTATAAGATAAATTGACGCGTATTTACCCTTAATAATATTTGAAAACTCAAATGTATCCAGATCTTGCTTATAAATAATAAATACTTTATCATCTGATGATAAATTCAAATTATCCAGTAGACAAAAAATCATTTCTTTATCATATATTTGGATCAATGGTTTTGGAACATTATATCCTTCTTTGAAAAATCTTTCACCTTTTCCACCTAATGGAATAATAATATTCATTATATAATAAATAAATGAATATTATTAATAGTTTTAACTAACAATCAATAAATTTTTATTAATCGATACTAATTGTTCTGAAATTTCATTTGTATAGTATCCATTTTTAATGATAACAATACAATTCGATAGATCTTTCATGATATCTGGACTGAAAATTTGAAGCGCATATCCAGATAAAAACTTACCCTGTTTTTCTTTACAATTATCTAGTATACCTTTTATTTTAATAGAATTTAATCCTAATTCTAATAAATATTGAGTATTATACGATGCTCCAAATACAAAAATATTGTATGATTCATCATAAAAATTACATTTTTCTATGAAACTCTTCCATTTATAAATTGTATTCATAAACAAATCATTATAATTTGTTATATGAATATTATTTGATAATATATATTCACCAATATTTTCTTTTTTTAGTTTTTTAATATGATAAATAATACTATGATTTTCGTAATCAAGTATTTCAATAATTTTGAACCCATTTTTAATAAGTATACCTGATACATTTTCTTTATTTAAAAATATTGTATGTTCAAAAAATATTCCCAAGCAAGGGCATAGTTCATTTTTTCCAATATATTCCATATTTGGTATACCAAATATCATTTCACCATCATCTGAAAGAATTTCATAACATTTTTTTAAAAATGTATTTGGTGAATACATATGTTCAAATACATGCGAGTGAATAATCATGTCTATCGATTCTGTGTCATGTATGTTTTTTTTTACATTAAAATTTTCATCAAAAAAATCAGATATAAAATGAATATTTTTTTTGAAAATAATAGTTTCGTTTTTATTTGGTTCTACAATATACCAGTTTGAGAACCCATTACTTGCGTTTGCTATTCTTCCAGAAGGATCACCAATTTCTATTATATTTTTATTTATAATATGGGTTTCAATGATTTTACAAAATAATTGAAAATATCCTTCCCATACTTTACCAACCGATACTGTATTATGAGAAGACGAATATAGTACGTCTAATGGTATTAATTTATCTAATTGAATTGTATTACATACTTTACAAATAGAAAATGACATCTGTTCACTTGTTAAATCAGGTGTATCTATGCAAGATAACTTAATTGGCATATTATCTATTTTATAAACATGATGTAACTCCGAAAAACAAATTGCACATTCTAATCGACAAATTAAGTCCATTTAATAATATATAAATATTCATTATTATTATATACATAATGTCCCAACATATAAATAAAATATTTTATATCAATCTTGACAAGCGTGAAGACAGAAAAGAAGAAATTGAATCCACTTTAAAAAACTATGATCTATTCAATATTTCCGAACGAATCACTGCAATTGAAACCCCTGGACAAGGCATACTCGGTTGTACGATGTCCCATTTAAATGCTATTAAAGTTGCAAAAGAAAGGAACTATGAAAATGTTCTCATTTTGGAAGATGATTTTCAATTTACCATTTCAAAAGAAGAATTTGAGAACCAATTACAAATATTTTTTGACTCCAAAATACCATTTGATGTTTGTATGATTTCATATAATATTCAGCAGTCACAACCAACGGACTATCCGTTTTTAACAAAAATAATAGAATCGCAAACTGCGTCTGGTTATATAATCCATCATAGATTCTATGATAAAATGATAGAATTATATCAATGGGCAATACCTCTTTTACATGATACAAGAGAACATTGGCATTATGCGAATGACCAATGTTGGAAACGACTTCAACCTGAATCAAATTGGTATTGTTTAACACCACGATGTGGCAGACAGAGACCAGGGTATAGTGATAATTCCGAGCAATTTCAAGATCATGATTGCTGAATAAACATAATAAAGAATAATAAAAATATATATCATTATTATTAATGAATACAATAACGAAACAAACCGAAAATTATGAAGAGATTGGTATATACAAATTTTTCAAATTTATGAATGTATATAAATATGAAGATATCAATTTTGATTCATATAACATATATTACGATACATCACTACATGAAGAATCATCAAATATTGATTACTATTTAATTTTAGATACAATAAGTTCAGATGCACTAATTCATTGGGTTGCTGAATGTAGTATATTTTTACCCTTTTATATTGAACTTAAAAAACAATACCCTACTATAAATATCATATTTAAAACAAAGGCAGAATATCATAAAATAATTTTGGAATATTACAATATTTCATTTACGAATATTTTGTATAATATAGAAAATACAAATAATGTTTGCTTTTTCCCATTGCCTATTACACATTTAAATAATAAAGATTTAGATAATGAATATATATTATATGCAAATGTATTTATAAATTGGTTAAATAATATAGATTTCGATAAAACAATAAATCATTTAATACTACCGCGCCAAATATTACAAAATTCATGCGCAAATCCGAGAACACATAATTGCGAAGACATTATAACAAACATGCCTCATTCAGAAGTCTTTCATACAGACAATGTAATAAATTTTTATGATCAGATTAAAGCAGTAAAAAGTTCAAAAATTATAGTCGTCACTGACGGTTCCGCTTTTTTATTCAATGGGTTGCTTGCAAAAAATTCTACAATTATCGTATTGGGCGATGTGATAATTGAACAAGGATATAATTATAGCAAAATGCAGTTTTATATAAATAAAATAAAGGAACAAAATAATGTGATCTTTATACCATATTTACATGGTAATTATTATAACGCAATATTTTACTATGATGATATAAAGATGTATATATGATAATTATTACTTTGAAAATATAATATAAACATTTGTTTATAGTTATAAAAATGATTCGGATTCATGATTTTGAGAACCAGAACCCTTTTCCACAATTCATTCGAGAAATTTTTGAAAATAAATATGAATTTTATGGAGAACTAGATAATCTTCATGATATCCTAGAAACACCACTTATCTCTAATGAAGACAAGGAATATCACAAACAAATTCATGGTTGGAAAAATGACCGCAATTCCATTTTCATTCGCCATTTTCACGAGTATGTAGACCAAACCTCTGAATTCAATGAAACATATCATCAATTTATAAAAACACATGTACTACCTCTTTTTCCTGAAGAAACACACTTAGTCATTCAAAAAACACCAAATATCCGATTTAGTTTCCCAGATAATGCAGCGATTGGCTGTGACCCAAACGATCCTGAAAATATAATAGGCCTTCATTGTGATTCTAATTTTGGCCATAATGAACATGAAATGAATATTGTAGTTCCTATAACAAGAATGTTCTCAACAAATAGTATTTTTTATGAACCAACAATCAATTCACAAATCCATCCTATGAATTTTGAGAACCTTGTTCTAGAAACAAATCAATTTTTACAAGCATATTTTAATAAATTACTACATTGTAATCGTATCAATAAAACGAATAAAACGCGCATTAGTTTTGATATTCGTATTATTCCTTATTCGAAATATATGGAGAACCTTGCGTTTTTTGAAGGAACAAAATTTGAATTAGGCAAATACTATATCGTTCTATAATATATATAATGCCGAATTCAAAAGCAAATTCAAAAGCAAAAACATATAAAATAAATCCAAACACAAATCCAAAAGCCATCCATTTCAAAACGTCTATTAAACGATGGACAACACCAAAACAAGCGCAAAAAATGGCCTACAAATATTTAGGTAAGACAGCCAAGTTATATCCAGCAAGAAATCCTGAAAAAAAGTACTGCATATATGACAAAAAGAATGACAAATGGATTAATTTCGGACAAATCGGTTACGAGGACTATACAAAGCATCATGACAAAAGCCGACGTAAAAATTATTTAACGAGAACCAAGTATATGAAAGGTGATTGGAAAAACAACAGGTATTCTGCAAATAATTTATCTAGAAATATTCTTTGGTAACGTAGTGACCTTTGGTAAATCAATATCCTTCGGTAGAGTAAATCAATATCCTTCAGTAGGTAAATCAATATCCTTCAGTAGGTAAATCAATATCCTTCGGTAGAGTAAAGTAATCACCATTTATATTTATGCATCAAAAATAAATATAAAAGAATCCATATATTATTATAAAATGGAGAACCTTTATAAAAACATCACTGTCATTGGCATCGGAAAACTAGGATTAGGGTTTGCACTACTTCTTGAAAAGTCTGGATATAATGTTCTCGGAGTTGATATTTTTCAAGATTATGTAAATAGAATCAATGAAAAAAACATTCATTTTGATGAACCAGAATACAATAATTTATTACAAAAATCAGAGAACCTGAAGGCAACAACAAGTCTCCAAGATGGATTAAATCATTCTAATATTATTTTTATTATTGTTCAAACACCCAATGGTGGCGGTTCTCGATTTTATGATCATTCTATCCTTTCAAATCTACTAGAAAAAATAAATAAATTGAAACCTGAGAACAAACACTTCATTATTGGTTGTACTGTCATGCCTAATTATATTCAGGATGTCGGAAAACAACTAATCCACCAATGTCAAAACACAACTCTTTCTTATAATCCTGAGTTTGTTGCTCAAGGAGATATTGTACGAGGATTTGAGAACCCAGATATTATTTTGGTAGGAACAGAGTCTGAAGAACTGAAAGTAGTTCTCAAAGAAGTATATGATAAAATGACAATCAATCAACCCAAATTTTGCTTTATGAAACCAACCGAAGCCGAAATTGTAAAGATTTCTCTCAATGGGTTTATTACTACAAAGATCAGTTTCGCAAATATGATATCCGATTTATGCGATACATTACCAAATGTAAATAAATCAACGGTTCTCGAAGCCATCGGTTCAGACTCAAGAATTGGAACAAAATATTTCCGACCAGGACCTTCCTTCGGTGGACCTTGCTTTCCTAGAGACACAAGGGCATTAAAACAATTAATGGACCAAAATGGAATTCAATCTAATTTATTACAAGCAACTACAGAATATAATAATCAACATGTTTTATTTCAAACGGAGCAATTGCTATCAACCAATAACCAAATTTCTGAAAACATGGCCAGACTATTGACATGCGAGATTCAGCCCATCAATGACCCACAGTCACCATCACATTTTACCTTTTCAAATGTTTGTTATAAAGACAATTCCAAAATTCCTATTGTCGAAGAATCCGCAAAACTTAAAATAGCCGAGCAACTAGTCAAACGTCACAAAAAAATAGTCACTATTAAAGATGTCGAACCTATAATAAACGAGGTGAAAAAAGAGTATGGTTCTCTATTCGCCTATGAAATTGAATAACAAAATATATAAAAATATAATATAATTTATTATATTATGACATCCACTCAGATTTCAAACATTTTTACAAATGAAGATATCGAATATTTACTTCAACTACAACAAGTGATCGAGGCAAAAACAAAACTCGCAAAATCACATGTATCCTATTTTACAATTCCTTTATCATACTCATTGAAAAATACAATCCAAACAAAATTTGGAATAGATGTATCGACCGTTTCAGAAATACCTATGAGATGGATAAAGGGTGATAGTAAACCACATATAGATGTAGGATCAAGACATTTTGACACCACGTATTTAGCATATATCAATAATAGCATCGGTGAATTTATTATTGACGATACATCATACCCCATATCAGAAAATACAGGTTTTAGATTCAATGAAGGTGTAAAACATTACACAAAAAATACTGGAAATGTTCCTCGACTCTTAATGGGCCCAATGAATGAATTTGCACTACCAGTTGGCACACCCATATTTTATTATAATAATTATACAGACGCATATGCACAAAATTACAGCGCAGCAATAGCAACAAGTGGTTCTCATATACTTGGCACTAGTATTTATGATGGAAGTATTGGATCATACACAAAATGGCGAATAGCAAAAGTAGACAATGATATAATTCCTGCGCCTACAGGAGTTTATGATAATGGTTTCAATTTATCTGTATTTGGTTTTTATGGCTATTTTGTTTATCCAGATAGACCAGCCTGTTTCTTAGAAGGAACAAAGATTTGTTCATTCATTGATGGTGAAGAAAAATATGTTCCAATAGAAAATTTAAGAAAAGGCGATTTGGTAAAAACATTAAAAAATAATTACAAACCCATTGATATGATTGGCTTTAGTACAATGACGCATTCTGCAACAACAACACGCACCAAAGATCAATTATATAAGTGTTCTCCAAATGCGTATACAGAATTATTTGAAGATTTAATTATTACGGGTTGTCATTCTATATTAGTAAATAAATTTGCTTCAGACATTCAAAAAGAAGAAACAATTAAAATAAATGGTAAAATTTATGTTACTGATAAAAAATATCGTTTACCAGCATGTGTGGATGAGAAAGCAACCGTATATGAACTACCTGGAACATATACTATTTATCACTTGGCTTTAGAAAATGATGATTATTATATGAATTATGGTATTTACGCAAATGGACTATTAGTAGAAACTTGCTCCAAAAGATTCATAAAAGAAATATCAAATATCACATTGATTGATTGAATAAATAAAATTGAACCTATCTACTATTGTTTTTATAATAAAATAAAAACAATATTTATGCCCATTATAAAACCAATAGAAATATGTATTCCAAAAATGTCTTCTAATATATCCAGAAAGCAAATATTTGATACCTTCGTCAAATTAAATATTGGTTATATTGACAGAATAACCGAGAACCCATTGCGAACCAATACCAATTTCAAACGTGTTATTATTCGCGTAAAATGGGACAATACACAGCCACTCGCTACAGAAATTCAAGAGCAACTACAAGATACAAATAATCATATGAATATTGTCTATGACATGCCGTGGTTTTGGCAAATATATGCAAACCAGTCCAATAAATAAAATTGAACATTTTTATTATTAAAACCTTATACAATACAATCAGGCACGATACTATATGACAACCAACACCGAAGATGTCTTGAGAAAAAAACTTCAAAAAAAACAAGAGAATATAAATATCCGCAGTTATAAGTCAACATTGAGAACCTATCTATTAACATCTAGATTCAATACGGAAACGCGAAAACAAAACGAATATTATCGTAATAAAAAATGGCCAAATGGATGTCTATATTGTTCTCCGGAACAAATCTCGCAAAATATTCCTATAGACGCAAAAATAATTATTTTAGAAATGGATAATGATATAAACCAAATATTTGGTATAGGCATGCTTACAAATAAATCGTTTTTCAATAAATATTCCGTATATGAAGATGACAACTATAATCGATATAGTTATATAGGAAAATATCGCATAAAACGAGAAGACCTTACGGAAAAAGAGGAAGCCGTACTTAAAGCATTAGACATTTTATGTTTTAAAGGAAATCATCATATGAAACGAGGTCATGGATTAAAAGCATTTCCAATCAAACTTTTGATGAATTGTAGCACCACATTAGAAATCACCCCTTTTATTGAAAATATGTTCAAAACACGGTTTTCTCACAATAAATAAACAACCCAGCTATAAAATAAACAACCCAACCATAAAATAAACAACCCAGCTATAAAATAAACAACCCAGCTATAAAATAAACAACCCAACCATAAAATAAACAAACCAGTAATAAAAATATAAATGATATGTATAACATTATTGTAAGGCAATGGCAGATGATTTATATGACATAAATAAATATACGGATAAACAATTATATGACATTTTAGATATGAATAATCCAACAGACCGAGAACTAGAAGCCAAAATATTTCATTTAATAAACAAATATGAAAATATGCAGAATGAATCAGGCGATAAGTTAGCCCTTTTTTTCCAAAATATTTATGAACATTTTTTTAATAATGATAATATTGAAGGATTTCAAAATCCTACACCTGATCCAAATAAACAATTCGATGAAACAAAATTTGCCTTATCTAAGGATAATGAAGAAGGCAACGCAAATATACTAAAGTCAGGTAATAAAAAAGCAACGTTGAAACAAACCTCGTCGAATACCGTCAATGATGGTGAAATTGTGACAAAAACAGTAGGTTATGAACCAAAAGAAATTTCTTCCGTAAAACAATTTGATTATTCCGCCGATAAATTACAATTAAACCCTTTAATAAAGCAGACAATCAAGCGTATCATTAGTATTGATAGTCAATACCGCGACATAAGAACAAATCCATTAACAACTAATTTTTCGTTTGATCTTTCTGAACCATTGCGAGATGTTGTCTCGTTAAAGCTATATTCCGTTCAAATACCTTATACATGGTATACCATTGCAAAAAGTTACGGCAGTAATTTTTTTTATTTGAAAGGTGCAGCTACAGGAATTACTGATGGCAAACATGATTATAAAATAGGCATACTCCCCGGTAACTATACTCCTACTGAATTAGAAACAACAATAAATAAACGATTTTATGATATTTCAAACAATACACCTAGTCAAATGACAATATATGACATACCAGGTATGGAATCAGCAACAGATGTAAACTTTAATGGAACATCCATTATTAAGTATAATTCAAATACATCTAAAATGACAATGAATGTAGATTTACAAAAAGTATATAATGAAGCCTACTATAAGTTATATTTTCCGAATTGGACTTCTCCTGTAACTGACACAAGTGGCTCTTTACCTGCTTATATGGGATTTAATAATGATACATATTATCCTTGTTCAATTACATCTAATCAAACAACATATAAAACTATTAATCTGACTCAAGAAGTCACACAAGACTATATATTAGATAATTCAAACAATTATTTTACAGTAAACATATATTCAAATACTTCTCTTGCTCAATCATATAAAGTAATATTACAAAAAAATGGCATTAACTATACTGGCTTAGCAAGTAGAAGTGAAATATTTGCCTCTATAAATACTACACTAACAAATTATACTACAGTAAATGGCGACAATGTTTTTGAATCTGCATCTGGTATGGAGCATATAGACATAACCGGTAATAAATTAAACACGGGCAATCGGTATTATAAATTAACCATTATTTTAAATAGATATATTATAAAATATCTTCAAAATACAAAGGTTGAAGTAGTATTTCCTCGAGAACCAGAAAAAACAACAGAAGATTCAGCAATATGGGTATATGATTCAAAAGCAGGCCATAATGCGTTTTTCTTTGATGTTAGCACTAACTCATTGTCAGAATTCGTATCAGAATCCCCTGCAGTGTCTTCAAGTTATGTGGTTGATACATCTACAAACATTATATTGACTTGTAAAAAACCAAAATATATTAATAAAGTAAATGATATTTCTATGAATATTCCGGCAGGACAATATACATTAAATGGAATAACTAATGTAATAACGCAAACATTTAAAACGAATAGCAAACCTACCAATAAAGACACTTCTAGTAATATAGTATTTTATACCGATGGCGACAATAAAGGAGCATATGTTGATCTCGAAACTCAAAAATTTACATTAGTTGTAGATATGGAAAAAAAATTCACCACAAAAGATTATAAAATATCATGGGATACCACGTCATTATTAGGGAATATGTCATATTTTAATGTAGGAAGCGCTTGGATAGCCGATACAGATTTATCAATTACAAATATATTCACACATCGAATATTATCTGTTGCAAGTGGTTATAGAATTGATTTAAGTTATATTTTTACAATAACTCCAAACAAATCAAATCCGGGTAATCAAGACGCAGATCCAGTAAATGTATATTTGGTCGACAGTGTACCCAAAATATATACAAGCATTGCCGATTATGTAAACGCAATTAACAATTCGATCGTATCCGTGTTTATAGATACAATAAATGTTACTGCTGGAACTACATTTACATCAACACTAGGAAAAAACGAAAATGGCGACGCAATATATGATTTATCATTAAATATTTCTTATAATTATTCATTAACAGAAAGAAGCTATGATATATCTTTCGCAGATAGCACATTTGCAATAACAGATCAAAGAAATGTTTGGAAAAATTTTGATATAAGTTCAAATCATGATCTTTCGCAAAACAAATATTATGGACCAACCATTGATAATCCATATCCATACGCCGTAATCACTGGAGGATCACGTATTAGTGGCGATCAACTTACGGTAGTAGATGGAAAAAATACAATTATTTTACAGACAAATTCATTATCTAAATATAGTATACCAAATATTCCATTTACAATAACAATAACACCAGGTAGTTATACAATAAATGATATTTATAAGTTAATAAATGACCAAATAAATATTGATCCAAGATTATATGGCTCGCAAATGATAAGATTAGATAATGGTAATAAAGTATATACAAAATTTATATTAACCATTAATAATATTTACACATCAAAAGATTATAATATAGTATTTTATGATCCATTTAGTTTTGTAAAATGTTACACTGGCTCACGAAGTGTACAAAATACTACATGGGATAGTACGCTCGGTTGGATATTGGGGTATCGTGATTATACACAATATTCATTATTACTAAGTAACAAGGCATCTAATGACAACGGATCATATTATTTGACATCTCAAAATGGCAGCTATACATATTATGAAACAATAAACAGCACAAGTAATTTATTAACCAACATTCGCATTGGTCTTGAAGGAGATACTACAGTAAGTACTAATTTATACAACTATTTTATGATTTCATTGGATGACTATATACAAAATCACTTGAATGATGGACTAGTGACAATTACACGCAAAGAAACCGCAATATCAGTACCCGAATATTCTTATGCAACTACACAAGTATGTGATCCTATAACAAAGACATTAGTAAGTAGTTCATCGCAACAAGCCAACTCTGATAATGTAACAAATAAACAAATATATTCTTTGAATCAATCCATATCTTCGCAGAAAAATCCTTTAAAAACATACTCTCCTGGACCATTTATCAAAGACCTTTTTGGATTTATTCCTATAAAACCTCCATCAAAAAATGGTGACTATTACATTGAATTCGGTGGTTCAATGCAGAATCAAGAACGACTTTACTTTGGTCCAGTAAATATACGAAAAATGACGATTCAATTATTGAATGATCGCGGTGACACGGTTGATTTAAACAATTCAAATTGGTCATTTTCTTTCATTTGTGAACAATTATATACATCGACACAAACATAAAATAAATATACATACATGATATATGAACCCAAATCCATTGATAATATTTGATTATATTGGTCATTATGGCCCACCTATATTATTTGTGCTTACATGTTATTCACTGTTTCATAGAAACGTTTATTTGCTTGTTTTTGTAATTGGTAGTATGTTGAATTATATGATAAATATATTTTTGAAAGAGACAATTAGAGAACCTAGACCAGAGAATCCATTAGAATTTATTGATTCACATAATTTGATTGGAAATAATTATTATGGATTACCATCAGGTCATGCTCAAATCACACTGTTTTCGCTTACTTTTTTTTATTTGACAAATGGGTATGAACGCATATACACATTATTTGTTATGGCATGTATTACCATTATAACATTGTATCAACGATGGAAATATAGAAGACATACTATAAAACAATTGTATGTAGGGTCAATCATAGGCGTATTATTCGCGTGGACACTCGTTCTCATAACAAAACAATATTTACATGATTGATTTTTATTAGGTATTTTTATTGAGAAATTTGTATCATATAATATCTCACAAATTAATATAATGTCTCAAAGTGATTATATTCGATTTAAAAAAACTGCATTAATTCTTAAAAACAACTCGACAACCGCTTTGAATGAATTACCACCTGTTTTAACACCCGAATTATATACAGCATTTACAACATATAATTTAGAAACAACTGTATCCAATACAAAGATTTCGTACAATCGTTTATTACCAAGTGGAAGGAAAAACTTTTTGGATATTGAAAAAAATGTGGCAAACTGCGCAACATTTACCTTGTGTAAGAATACAAATACTAGACCAAACCGTGTGAAAAACTCGTTCCAAAATCCAATGCCTTTATACAAATGGAAAAAAACAAGCGCATATGTTCCAAATACATGTACATTGAAAAGCGGATTCGTAAAAAGACGTTGTTTATGCACAAAAAAAACATGTAAATGTAAAACAGAATTTTATCCGGAAAAACAAGTATAATATTATTTATGATTTTTATAAATGATATTATTATTGAATTATTTATTTGAGTAACATGCTTTCGATTATGCTTATTCGGTTCTCAAAATAGCTGTTGATACTTTTCTTCGGTGAATAAGTTGTACACTACACAGGATATCAGCGGAATAATTTCATATAACAATGTAAGTAAACAAATTCCAAGATCAGTACAACTGGTGTGTCGAGTATATTTTAATACAAATGATAAATTAACGGAGCACAATCCTGAATGGTATCATGATAGTTAGACTAGTGATAATACGATTTCTTTGGAATTGATTTTATAAAGCATGGTATGTGTTTTTGGTTATTATACTGTATTGAATAATAGTAAGAAATATTTTTATGAGATTTTATAAAATAATTTATGATAAGGATGGATTAGGTATAACAGGGTATAATTCATTTATCTTGGCTTCAACAAATGTTTTAATATAATTATCATTGTTTCCCCAGTTATTATAATCATCACCTTCTAAAATAAGCTTAAATGTTTCTATAGCTTTACCATTTTCATCAAAAACATCTACATTCATACAAACAGAAGTATTCAAAATAAGATTATAAAATGTTATACAATATTGAGTAATAATTAAGACTTTTTGTAGAGGAGTAGTTAATTTATAGTTTGTTGAATACATATATATATATATATTACTTTTTAGAAATTAATTCTGTCAATAAACTTTCTATATGATCGAATCTAGATTTCATTTTACGATTTTCCTTTTTGAGATATTGTATTTCTTTGGTCAAAAGGGCAATAAGACCAATATAATTAAGTGATTGCATATCTTTTCCATCTTTTTCACCATTTACTAAAAATGGAAAATGTTCTTGTACTTCGTGTGCAATAAAACCCATATCTTCCTTTTCAGTATTTTTATTATAATATTGAACAGGGTTTAAAATGTCAATAGTACCAGAAATAGGTTTTATATTTTCTTTAATTCGATAATCTGAACCTGCATTATATGATGTTGCATTTACAGCTCCATTTACATCTAACGCAAATCCAGTAGTCAATGTTTTTTTCATTATACTCATTCCACGATCACTAAAATAAGCAACAACAGGATTTTTGGTAGTGTCATAGCCATTGCCAAAAAACCCAAAATCATTTGTATACGCAGTATCATAAATATACCCAAACTGCCAAATTCTATTACCGAGACGAACAAATGATAAATGTGCTCTGAACAAATTATCGCCTCTAGTTATTTGTAGTGCTCCATAACCAGCAGTATCAGAAGCACCATCTTCGATTCTAAACACCGCACCAGACGTAGCTGAAGTTGAATTATAAGCAACACATGTACCTGAAGCAGTTATTGCACCGCAATTTATGGGGGCATCTATCGCAGATGATCCAAGATTTTGTCTAAAAGAAAATGATCCACTATTTTTAAGATCAATATACCCATTATTATTTGAATTTGCTTCTATTCGCATATAAGTAGTAGCTGAAGAATTACCACCTACATAAAAAAGACTTGATACAGATGCAGTTCCAGTTACACTTAACCCATCATTAGCGTTAATTACTTTTAATGCGGTAATTTCACTAGGATTTACACGTAAAAGTTGCGTAGTTGTATTATACATAAAATAATATCCATTAGCATTAATCTCACTAATAATATTAAACGTAGTATTACCATCACTATTAGTATTTATTTCCCCATATCTTGTAGCAGTAGAACATTTAGTTGTTATTTTAGCACTATTCCCAGTAGTCACTCCAGAATTAACAGTCAATAATCCTGAAAAATTGCCAGTTCCATTAACATCTAATAAATATACTGGTGAAGTTGTTCCTATACCAATATTACCATCATGTTTAATAAACATTCTTGGATTTGTACCTGATGTAGAACCAAATAAATGTGTCCAAAATCGCAAATTTTGACTATAATTATTGCTGGCAGTTACAGTTACACTTTGTATATCCATCCCGCTAAACCCATTTATACCGGAACGTCTTGCAGTATCATAAGATGCATAACCAATACCTCTTGTTTCAGATTGTAACCACCCACCACCAGTTAAACCATCTAAAAAAATACTTCCATTATTATTAATTGTTGAAGTATTTAATTGTCCTGTTATATTAACAGTCCCACTTACATCTAACAAGTATAGTGGATTAGTAGTATTTATTCCAACATAACCGTTTGCTTTTATTCGCATTTTTTCAATTAATGTTGGCGGGTCACTAGTGGTTGAAGTAGAAAATCCTAAACCAGAAGAATAATCCAACGAATTATTTTCTCTAATAGTCTGAATAGATGCTTGAGGAATTATAGTTGAATTAGTACCGTGACGACATTTAAAATTTATTTGTTGTCCCACATTATTTAGTGTATTTGCTGTAGTCGTTATTGTTAATCCTTCAAAATTAGCGTTACTATTCCCTCCGGCAATATTGAGATTTCCACTAATATCTAATTTATACGCGGAATTATCTTTCCCAATGCCTACACTACCTCCTACACATAAATTACCACCGATACCAACACCACCATAGACCCGTAAGGCTCCGGAAGTTGTATTTCCAGCTTGAGTATTATTTGCTACAAAAACAATACCATTCAAAGACACATCTCTGGTTACTGTCAAGTTACCACCAACATATACATTCCCGCCAATACCAGCACCACCAACAACCTGTAAAGCGCCCGATGTTGTACTAGCCGACTCTAGATTGCTTCTTATCACCGCGTTACCACCCACAAAGATATTTCCTCCAATACCAGCACCACCATAGACCCGTAAGGCTCCTGAAGTTGTACTTCCAGCTTCTGTAGTATTTGCTACAAAAACAATACCATTCAAAGACACA